GGGTCGTCCGACGGGGCGACTCCGCGGTGGTCGACTTCGCGCCCGGTGCGGATAGGGTGTCCATCGACGACTCCGACGAGCACATCTGCAACCTCGCGGAAGGCATGGACGACACGGAGCGGAACCGCCTCGTGAACCTCGTGATCGAGCAGGTCGACGCCGACCTCGCCTCCCGGGCTCCGTGGGAGGAGCGGGTCGATCAGGCGATGCAGCTTCTCGGGATCCAGAACCGGCCACTCGATGACCTACCCTTCGTCGGCGCTTCAGCTGTCACCTACCCGCTGATCGGCGAGGCGTGCGTGCAGTTTCAGGCCCGGGCGATCGAGGAGGTCTTCCCGTCAGACGGTCCATGCAAGACGAAGATCGTCGGCAAGCGGACCCGCGAGCGCGAGGAGCAGGCTGACCGGGTCAACGGTCACATGAACTATCAGATGATGGAGGAGGACCGGGCCTACTTCTGGCACGTTGACCAGATGCTTTTCCTCCTGCCGGTGTTCGGGTCGGCGTTCAAGAAGACCTACTTCGATGCGCCGCAAGACATGGTCGTTAGCCGGCTGGTGCCGCCCGGGGACTTCATCGTTCCCTACCTCGCGACCGACCTCTACACGTCGCCGCGCTACACGCATCGGATGGTCAAGGTCCGGGCGCAGATGGAGCGGCTGATCGAGTCTGGGTACTACCGGGACGTTGAGCTATTCAAGACCGACTCGCTGATGCACACCGACGCCGGATCCTCGAAGGATATGCTCGACGTGGCGGACGATCGGACCCCGGTGGTCCATGAGGACGACGACAGCTTCACGCTCTACGAGATGCACTGCGATCTTTCTCTCACAGAGGACCAGCTGCGGTATCTCGGGGTGTCCGACGATCCGAGCTGCGACATCGACGGCTATCCGCTGCCGTATGTCGTCACGGTCGAGAAGGAGACCCGGCAGCTCATGTCGGTCCGCCGGAACTGGAAGGAAGGCGACGAGCGGTACAAGCGTCGCCAGTGGTTCACCCATTACAAGTACCTGCCGGGCCTCGGGTTCTACGGATTCGGTCTGCTCCACCTGATCGGCTCGCTGTCGGAGTCGGCCACGGGCGCGCTGCGTGCGCTGCTCGACGGCGCGGCGTTCGCGAACATGCAGGGCGGATTCGTCTCGGATGACGCTCAGATCCCCGAAGGGCAGAACCACATCGAGCCCGGGGTGTACAAGCGGGTGAAGATGTCGGCCGAAGAGCTGGCTCGGTCGTTCTACTCCCCGAACTTCAAGGAACCGAGCCCGGCACTACAGAACCTCTTCGGGCTTCTCGTGGATGCCGGCCGGCGATTCTCGTCCACGACGGAGGAGATGACCGGCGAGGCCAGCAATACGGGTCCGGTGGGCACGACGATCGCCCTGATCGAGCAGGGCAGCAAGGTATTCTCCGGCGTTCACCGCCGGTTGCACGTCGCGCAGGCCGAGGAACTGGCGCTCCGGGCTGAGCTGAACGGCGAGTTTCTCCCCGAGGAGTATCCCTACGAGGTTGAGGGGGAAAGCCGGTACATCATGCGTGCGGACTACGACGCGCGGGTGGATGTGGTTCCGGTGTCCGATCCGAACATCTTCAGCTCGGCGCAGCGCATCGCGCAGGGTCAGGCGATCCTTGAGCTGGCTGAGCGCTTCCCGGGGGAGATCGACCTGACAGAAGCCGTGAAGCGGTTCCTGAAGGCGATCAAGGTCCCGGACTACGAGATGCTGCTCAAGAACGGCGACAAGATGCGCCGGGATCCGGTGGGCGAGAACATGCTGCTCATGGTGGGCCGACCGGCGAAGGCGTTCGTCGAGCAGGATCACGACTCGCACATCGCGGTGCACATGGCGCTTCTGGGCTCGATCAACGATGAGGCCCGGCAGATCGTGGGTCCGGCCATGCAGGCGCACCTTGCCGAGCACTATGCGTACAAGTATTACAACGAGATGAATGCCCAGCTCGGAGGCCAGCTGCCGCCGCCGACGTGGATGGATGGAGACTCTGAGGAAGACGAGGAGATGCAGGACGAGGTCGATGCGATGATCTCGCATTACGCGGCGCAGGCTCAGGTCCCGCAGATCATGCCTCCGACCGAAGACGGTCCGAGCGCGAAGCAGCAGGAGCAGATGGCTCAGGCTCAGGCGGCGCAGGCGAAGGCTCAGGCGGATGCCCAGATGGCGGCGGATCGTCACGCGCAAGAGCAGGACCAGCGAGAGCGGGCATGGCAGGCCGAGGAGGACCGGAAGCAGGCGGCGTTCGAGGCCGAGCAGGACCGGAAGGATCTCGCCGTCGGTGACGAGATGGATCGCCGGCTCGCCATGGCGTCGACCGAGGAGGAGCGGAAAGCCTTCGCTCACGAGCAGGAGATGGCTCGCAAGAAGGTTGAGGCTCGTCAGGCCGCCAGAGGGTCGAAGTAATGGATCGTCCCATCACCCGGGACGATGTGCGGTCGGCGAAGGAGTTCCTTCGGAAGCGGGGGATCCGCGGCATCTCGCCCCGGAAGTTCGCGCGGGCCGCGGTGGAGGCCGGGTCATCGTACCGCGGGCTGGTTGATTTTCTATCGGGAGTGATACGTGCGAGAGGTAAGGGAGTTCGTGAGGGCGCTGAGGACTCAGCTGGCAAGGGCGGAAGCGTCTGAGGCTGGGAAGCTGACCTCGAACCAGTTCAAGACCGGCAAGGAGGCGAAGCACATCTCGGGACGTTGCGCTGGCCTCCGCATGGCCGGCGAGATTGCAACGATGATGTTGCGGGAGATGCAGGATGCCGCGGACGGCGGGGACCTGCCAGAGATGGAGGACTGACATGGGCGAGGTAGCGTTCAAGGCCCCGGAGAAGGCGATCGACCTGCCGATGCCGCGGGTGACACTGTGGCGGGTGCTGATCGAGCCGTACCGCGTGCCGCTGGCTCGGGAGTCTGGGATCGTTCTGCCCGACGAGATCGAGAGATCCTCGAAGTGGCTGACGATCGTCGGCCAGATCCGGGCCATGGGTGAGCAGGCGTTCAAGAGCGATCGGCTGAAGGACTCGGGCAATCCCGGCGTCGGCGACTGGGTGGTGTATGGGATGTATGGCGGGCAGCGTGTCGCCATGTCGGACGGTCGGGACTTCGTGATCCTGAACGATGACGAGATCCTGTGCGTGGTTGAGGCCCCGACGATAGTCAAGCACTACGTCTGAGGGTGGCTTGCATAGGCTGCGCCTATGATGAATAATCCCGAGGGAGGGATGAATATGTCGAAGAACGACGTGATCGAGTTCGAGGATCTCCATGGCAACCCGGACCCAGAGGGCCGGGAGCTGGAGGTCGATCTCGAAGAGAAGGACACCGGGATTCGCCGCCGCGCCCGCCTCGCTGAGCCGGACGCAGGTGATGATGGTGATGACCTTTTCGGGGATCTGCCGAGTAACCGGACCGCACCGCGCTCCGATGATGACTCGGACGAGCCGCGGAAGGGTCGAAAGAACGACTTCGACGCTCGACTGGAGCGCGAGAAGGAAGCCCGCAAGCGTGACCGAGATCGAGCTGATGCCGCTGAGCGCCGCCTCGCCGATCTTGAAGCTGAGCTTCGGACGACCCGGAAGGCGAACAGCGAGAATTCCCTCAAGGCTCTCGACGACCAGATAACGGAAGCCGAGACCTCCCTCGAACGCGCGCTGGAGGCCGAGGACACGAAGTTGCAGGTCAAGCTGACCTCGCAGCTGGGCGACCTCAAGGCCCGCAAGGTGGCGGCGGAGTTCACTCGGGAGGATGATCCCGAGCCGGCTCCGCGGACTGCCCAGCCGGCGCGCAACGAGGAGCTTGAGACCTTCCTCTCCGGTCATGACGACTGGTACAAGAGGCCGGGCTTCGAGCGACAGACTCGCATCCTGAACCGGCTGGACAAGGAAGTGTTCGCCGACGGCTACGATCCGAAGGATCCGGACTACTTCGTGGAGCTGAACCGCCGCTTGCGCGAGAAGCACCCCGAGGTGTTCGACGACTCGAAGCCCGACGAGGGTGACGGTCGTGATCGTGGCCGTGCTCAGGGTCGACGGAATACCAGCCCCGTGGCGGGGGCTGACAGCGACGTGGATGGGAGAGGCGCACCTCGCCAGAACTCGAACCGCGTGAGACTGACGAGTGCCGACTTCGCGAACATGCGAGCATTCGGGCTGAATACGGAAGATCCGGAAGTGCTGAAGGAGTACGCCCGGAGCAAGCGGCAGAGCGCCGCAACGGAGGACGCCCGATGAACGATGTCAGAAAGCCCCGGGTTCAGGACAATGAGCCCCCTCGCAGCGAAAGCCGCGAGCACGCCAGCCGTGTGGACGAGCTGGCGGACGAACGTGCCACCCACCGACCCGAGCGGTTTAAGCCGTGGGTCCGCCCTTCCAGCCTTGCCGCTCCGGACCCGCGTCCGGGATTCGTGCAGCGCTGGATTCGCGTTTCGATGAAAGGTGAGGAAGACCCCCGCAACGTGAACATGCGAACCCGTGAAGGGTGGAGCCCGCGGCCGATCTCTTCGGTCCCCGATGACTTCTTCTTCATGGCGAGCAAGACGCACGAGAAGGGTGGTCACTTCGTCGTCGACGATCTGATGCTCTGCGAGATGCCGAGAGAGACCTACGAACAGAGGGCAGCCTACTATCGCAACATGGCCGATAGGCAGATGAACTCCGTCGAAGAGGATCTCGATCGCGTGCAGGTTGAAGGAGCGCCGATTCACCGTAGCCGCAAGTCGACAGTTTCATACCCGACCCGCCCGATCGTAGGTCGAAGTGTGGAGGCTGCCGACGATTGAGTAAGGACACTCAAGAATGCCTAACAGCAACACTCCGCAGGGTCTTCGGCCCTATCACAGCGTCACGGGTGGTGTAACCTCCCGCGTCTCTGCGTACAACATCGCGTACAACTACGCGGTTGCTCTCTTCGGCGGCGACCTCGTTCGCTCGACCGGCACGGCTCGCGAGATCGAGCTGACCCCGGACGGCACGACGGCTCGCGCACTCGGCGTATTCGCCGGCTGCCGTTACATCGACAACAGCGGGCTGATCGTATTCTCGCCCTTCTGGCCCGGTGTAGCGCTGACCGACGCGACGACCGTTGTGGAATGCTACGTCTACGACGATCCGTTCATGGAGTTCACCGCTCAGATCACCACGATCGCCGCGGCCGATGTCGGTCAGGCATACGAGTGGCAGAACGGAACCGGCTCCACGCGGACCGGACGATCCGGCGGTTACATCGACCGAGCGCAGGCGGGTGCTCCGCAGCTCAAGGTCGAAGGACTGGCGGAAGGCCCCGACGGGATGACCATGTCGGATTATGGTGCTTTTGCGAAAGTGCGCTGCCGCATCTTCACGCACGAGAAGTTCGCCGGCTCGCTGATCGCTCAGTAAGCCAGCCCAGCCATAACGGCAAGGAGTTAGACCATGGTCATGAATCGCGCGCAGTTCAGAAAGCAACTGCAAGAGGGCCTCAACACGGTCTTCGGAATGGAGTACCGTCGCTACGAGCAGGAATGGACCCCTGCCTTCGAGGTGACGAACAGCAACAAGGCATACGAGGAAGACGTGCTGCTCGCCGGTCTTGCCGGTGCACCCGTGAAGCCGGAAGGCTCTCCGGTGGCATACGACATGGGCGGCGAGGCTTACACTGCTCGATACGTGCACGAGACGATCGCTCTCGCCTTCTCGATCACCGAGGAAGCGGAAGAGGACGGCTTGTACGGCTCGATCGGTGCGAAGTACGCGCGGGCACTCGCACGCTCGATGGCTCACACGAAGGACGTGAAGGGCGCTGCCGTCTTCAACAACGGCTTCTCCGCTT